CTACTCAGTAACGGCCAATGCGGGATCGACGCCTAACGCTAATGTTTACCGAGCCCCCGCCGGTAGACTCTCCACTTCAAACAACCGTTGCCGGGGGCGTCGGTACAACATTTTGTTATCGGGTGCGATATGTGGCAAGAAGAAGTATTGGTAGACAAGACAATCATCGATGTGAAGGTCAAGAGCCCATCTGTGTGGTTGCAAGTTAAGGAAGGTGGTTGGGTTGAAATTAACGTAGAGGGCGATTGTTGCTCAGAGGCGTTTGTGGACGCTGTGCGATTGCATGGCACACCCAAGCTGACGGGCAAGAGCGAGGAAATCAGTTTTCCGTCGCAACCAACGTCGCAGGAAGTGGACGAAATTACGGCGGTGCGATTCTTGGGCGATCGAGGTAGCGTTTCGATCCTTCACCGCAATTCGTCAAACGGATATTACGGCAACTACTTGTCGGTCAACTCACGAGGCGAGCCACCAGTGGACGCAGTATACGGAAAAGAGTGGTTTCGGGACGTGCAAACAACCCGACTCAGTAACACGCAACGCGGAATCAACGTCTAGCCGCTCGATTTTGCGATTGGCCAGAGGGACGCTAGAATAGCTTGCAAACAAATTGCAGCAACGCAAGAATGATGCAAGGTGGTTTCCCAACTGGCAAAAAGGATTGACGATGACGGTCTTACTTAACGCGGTGACGACGGACACGGCAAGCAGCGGGCAGTCTTTAAGCGGACCCGCGACGGTTTACACAAGCGGCACATTCGACGGCGCTTCCGTCGAGATTCAGGTTGCACCCAGCGACACCGCAGCCAAGTACGTTCCTGCGGGCCGCGATGCTGTGCTACTTCAGCCTGGCGTTATTTCTATTGATGTACTCGGCGCGTACTATCTCAAGGCCGTGTCGAAAGGCTCGGGAGCCAGCACGGCGATCACGGCAGAGGTCGTCCAGTAGCGGGCCGGTGGAACCGGGAAAATCTGGACCGACACCCCCCCCTACCCTTTAGGTTCCTTTGGGGGCATTTGAGGTTGTGTGGTCACCCAGATTCCCGTTTTTTCTACACATAGTCCGGCGAAAAGTCTGGTCGTTTTGGGCTGGGGGTTTGGGGGCATAGTGCGTGCCGATTCGCGACACTCGAATGATGGCAAAGGCTTTGATTCAACGTTGGCCAATTAGTGTAGACGCAAAGGCTCAAATCATTGAGCGACTGGTTGACATCGTGTCTGACCCTAGCAGCAGTCCGCGCGAGGTGACGGCGGCGGCCAAAGGCTTATTGAGTGCGGAGAAACAAAACCAGGACGACGAGCATAAGGTGGTAGATGTACGGATTCAGAGCCGACACGCTGAACTGGATGCGATTGCTGCCGACCTCGGAGTTGACCTTGGTGTTGTCGAGGATGCCAGTAGAAAAGCGGAAGGCGGCACTGTTGGCCCTGAAAGAATTGGCGGTTCGTGATGCGGAAGAAACCGACGAGTCAAAGGACGCAGCGCGGAAGCGGGAGAAACGATCGGAAGCGGCACGGGTCACAATTGGCACTTGTCAAAATCCAGCACGCAGGGAGGCGTGCTTGGCTGACCCTGAGCGGTTTTTGCGAACCTACATCGACTACCGATTTACTCGGGCGTTTTACCCACATCAGGTGCGAATGATCGAAGGCATCTACGACCGAGCACGGTACGGCGGCAGTAAGAGCTACGCGGCACCTCGGGGCGACGGCAAGACGGAGGTTTGCACCGCGATGATTGTATTTGTCATGCTGGCCGGGTTGGTCGATTACGTCGTTGCAATCGCGGCAACAACGAAGCTGGCGAGCGACATTTTCAAAGATGTTAAATATCACTTTGAAACGTCGCCGCTGCTGTCGGCTGACTTTCCCGAAGTGTGCGATCCGATCAAGGCATTAGAGGGTGCACCGCAGCGGGCGGGCAAGCAGCACGTTGATGGCGTGCTGACGCGGATTGAGTGGAAGCAAGATCGATTGATTTTGCCGGAGGTTAGCGGTTCGCCGTTCGGTGGTGCGTGCATGAATTACTACGGATTCGACGCGGCGATTCGGGGCGTGCGGATTCGTGGCAAGCGGCCAAGGCTGGCACTGGTCGATGACCCAGAGACGCGGGAAAGTGCCAAGTCTGATCAGCAAATTAAAGACCGAGGCGACATGCTCGACCGCGACGTGGCGGGCTTGGGCGGGCAGGAGGGCAACGTGTCGATTGTGGCGATTACGACTTGCCAAAACAGGCGGTCGCTGTCGTGGAAGTTGACTGGGGAGGATAAGGCGGGCAACAAGATCAAGCCAGCATACGAGGGCGAACGGTTTGCGGCTATCAAAGCCTGGCCGACGAACGCGGAACTTTGGGACGATTACGTCGCCCAGCGGAAAATCGATCAGAACAACGGCGACCCATACGGACAGACGGCGACAGCACTTTACCTAGCGAACCGAGAGGCGATGGACGCGGGTGCGGAGGTCATCAACCCTGGCCGGTACGATCGCAACATTACGCCGGAAGGAGAGTCGATTGAGGTGAGTAACCTTCAGCATTGCTACAACTTCATCGCGGATCGCGGGCTTCCGTCATTCCTTGCCGAGTACCAAAACGAACCGGAGCCGGAGGAGGAACTGCAAACGGTCGGGCTGACTAGCGGTAAGGTGATGAGCCGAACTAACACGCTCGAGCGGCGGGAACTGCCGGAGGATTGCGAGTTGGTTTGTCTGGGAATCGACATTGGCAAGTACGCTTCCCACTGGTCGCAACTGGCGTTTGCTGGTAACGCGGTCGGCTACGTCACGGACTACGGAGTGATCGAGACATACGGGCTGGACGTATCGTCGAGCGAACAGGCGATTGAGCGGGCGATTTTGGCATCGTTGCGAAACTTTGCTGACGAGTTAATGACAGAGGTGAAACCGCTGATCGTGCTTGTAGACTCGGGTGATTACTCCGATGCAGTCTATGAATTTTGCAGGTCAACGGGTCCGCCCTTTTTCCCGTGTAAGGGTATGCCGGGATCAAACTTTAGGATGCCGGAGCAGTCAAAGACGAAGCAGCCGTTCCTTGAAGCCTGGGCGCACTGGATCGAACGCGAGCAGTCGTGGTTGTATAACGTCAATTCCTGGTACTGGAAAAACTGGGTGCACGAGCGTTTTATGACGGACGCGCTAACCGATGGAGTCGCGAACGATGGGTCGTTGTCGCTGTTTGCTCCGCGTAATCACAAAGAGCACCTGTCGTTTGCAAAGCACATCGTCGCGGAGGAATTGCAATCGAAGTTTGAACCAGGCAAAGGCGTCAAAACCCATTGGGCACAGGTCAGTAAAAACAACCACTGGCTTGATGCCACATCGTATGCGTGCTGCGCGGCGGCATGTGCTGGGATGCGTTTAATACCGCAGACCCAGCGAACAGTTAGTCAGCAGGTTAAAGACAATCGAAAGCAAACCCAGACGGGCACGGGCTTACATGGTCGGTCGTTCGTTGCAACTCAACGGTAAAGAGCATGGCGAAGAAGACAACGCAACCGGCAGCACTTCCCAGCATGGGCGGCGAGGTGGAAAGCAAACCGCAGGAGCCAAAAGCAGTGGCGGCAACCGCTGTGGTTGAGGTTGAGCCGGTGGCAGTGATGATCGAGCTTGATGTTTTCCCGTGCTTCATGCGCGGGGCACACACAAGCCGATTCCTGAACATGACAAAGAGGCTAACGGGTCGGCAGTCGAAGGCTCTGAAAGCACTAGCAAACATGCACGACAAAGGCAACGCGGCGGCGGTGCAAATCTTGCTTGATAAGATTGCGGACGCGATCGAAGAACAACACAACGTCACGTTGTAAATATGATGCAATTCATCGAGTGATAAGGTTGCGCCGGGTGCTATGCTTTTCGGCATGGCAGCACAAACGCTCGACGAAATTCTTGACGCGCTGAACGACTACTCGGACTACGAGGAGTTGGCGTCTGTCGCTCGCGCGCAGTCGTTCTTGACTGCGGCTAAGCGGTTCCTGCAAATCCCCAGCAGCATGAGCCACAACAGCGCGAGCCATAGTTACTCGCAGGCTAGCGTTCAAGAAATGATTCGCCATGCTCGGGCGTTCATTCAAGCCAACTCTGCCAACGGTAACGGCGTGCGTCACCTTGGGATCGGGAGCGACTTCCGCCGATGATCACCACAGCACGCAATGACCATGCAGGCGACTTTGACACAGCCCGCGCCGATTACGACGCGATGCGAGAGAGTCGTTTCGTTCGTCGCCGTCTAGGTCTGGCACCGCAGGGCGGGTCGGCTGATTATCACGTTCGCAACGAACCGCAGTACCTCGACCTGATCGAGAAGGCTCGGGATATGGCGCGAAACGATAACGTTATCGGCAAGACGATCGAAAAGGCCGCGACAAATTGCGTTCAGAATGGTTTCGTGCTGGATCCGAAAACCGGGGACAAGTCGCTCGATGCCGACCTGAAAGCACGCTGGAAAGAGTTTGCGACCAATCCCGATCAGTGTGACATTCAGGGCGAATCGACCTGGAACGAGATTGAGCACACGGTTGTAACCTCGATTCTGCGGGATGGCGACATTTTCGCTATCGGCACGCAAGACGGGCAAGTGCAGATGATTGAGGGCCATTTGGTCCGCAACCCGTATGCGTTTCGCAAAAACAAGCTGAACACGGTGATCGGTGTCGAGCTTAATCAGTATCGAAAGCCGACCCGCTATCACATTCGCCAAGAGCCTAACGACCCGTTCCGAACCTCAAACCGATCGACCTCGACTGCTTACCGAGCGCGAGACTCCCAAGGGCAGAAGCAGGTTTTCCATATCTACGACCGGACCCGGTTTAGCCAGACGCGCGGCGTTACTGCGTTGGCTCCGGTGTTTCAAATCGGCGGGATGTTTGAAGACATAAATTTTGCCAAGGTCGTTCAGCAGCAAGTTGCTAGTTGCTTTGCAGTTTTGCGGTATCGCGAGGCTGGCACGGCTGGCATGTTCCCGACGATCAACAACAAAGACCTCGGGCCGACGACGACCGACGCGACCACCGGGCGGATCACTCCCGAGCTTGCACCGGGGATGGAGTACACGGCAGACGTTGGCGAAAAGCTGGAGGCGTTTTCGCCGAACATTCCCAACGCCGAGTATTTCCAGCAGGCCAAGATGTTGATGCAGATGATCGGCATAAACATCGGTGTGCCATACGTCGAAATGATGATGGATGCCGAGTCAACCAACTTTTCGGGCTTCCGTGGAGCACTCGACACCGCTCGCCGCAACTGGCGTAAGGTTCAGACTCGACTACGCGAGCACCTGCACGAGCCTGTTTACCGTTGGAAGGTCCGGCAGTGGATGGCGGAAGACGGTGCGTTGGCTCGCGCAGCTGAGGCTTCGGGCGTCAAGATCTTATCTCACGATTGGCGACCGCCTTCCTGGCCGTACATTCAGCCGATCGATGACGCTGCGGGGCAGTTACTCCGTGTGCGAAACGGGCTAATCAGTCCGCGCAGGCTTCACTCGGAAATGTCGCAAGACTGGCAGGAAATTGCCATCGAGACGATCGAAGACAACGCTTTCGCAATCCATCGAGCTATCAGAGCAGCCCAGGCACTCGCGGAACGAACGGGCGTCGATGTCCACTGGCGAGAGCTTCTAGCGTTGCCGATGCCTGACGGCTTGCAGATTACAGCACCGATCACGGTCGGATCACCTGGCGAAAACCCACAGCAAAGGGGCAACGATGCACTTGGAAATTGACGCACCGTTTGCTCGTATCCCATATGCTCGCAACTGGGTTGGTGCGTGGGCGATGCACGAGCCGGAGTTCCACGCACTGCGTGCGCAACTCGAGCAAATCAGTGTTCGACACCACTTGGCGGAATTGAACGCCGAGGACGTGCTGCGATCCGAGGAAGAACTGTTTTCGATGGTCGAGGGTGGCGTTGCAATCGTCAACGTCAACGGACCAATGATGAAACACGCGTCGAGCTTTGGCGAATCTTGCTCGACTGTCGAGATGCGTCGAATTATCGGCAAGCTGAAACGCGATCCAATGGTTCAGGGCTTAGTGCTGCGATTTGAAACGCCGGGCGGCACGGTCGCGGGGACGCAAGAACTAGCCGAGGACGTTAAGAATTTTGGCAAACCGACTATGGCGTTTTGTAGTGACCTGACCGCCTCGGCTGGTTACTGGGTCGCTAGCCAGTGCGACACGATCGTCGCAAACGAAATGGCAATGGTCGGGTCGATCGGTGTTTACTCGGTCGCAATCGATTCGTCGGAAGCCTCAGCCAAAAAGGGCTTTGCTGTCTACGTCATTAAGGCTGGCGAGCACAAAGGCGACGGCACGCCGGGCACACCGATCACAGAAGAACAGCTGGAAGAAAATCAAAAGCTGATCAATACGCTGGGCGACTACTTCATTAACGCGGTTGCCACTGGTCGCGGAATTGATGCGGGGCAGGCTCGCAGCCTAGCCGATGGCAGAATCCACCTAGCCAAAGACGCACTCGCGTTGGGGCTAATCGATGAGGTCGATTCCTATGAGTCGGCACTGACAAAGTTCGTTGATGGTTTTTCACAAACGCCGGTATCGGCAACAACTCAGGAGAATGAAATGGCTGATGGTCAACAACAGTCGCCGGTAACGGTAGCAGAACTGAAGGCACGTTTCCCGAAGTCTACCGCAGCGTGGCGTGAGCGCGCCATCGAAAACGGATGGTCGATCGAGCAAGCCGCCGATTCGTATCTCGCACTGCAAGAGGCACGAGCTGAGGCCGCTGAAAAGCGTGCTGTCGCTGCTGAACGTCGGGCGTCAAAGCCTGGCCTTCGTCCCGTGAAGATGGGATCGGCCAAGAAGCGCCGCAAGGGCTTCCGGGCGATGGAAGACGAAGAAGCGATGGACGAAGAAAAGGAAATGGAAGACGAAGAGGCGATGGAAGATGAAGACACCGAAGCGATGGATGACTACGACGACGAGGACGACGTTGAGTCACCCTCGGCTACCTGGCGCCGGGAAGTCGCGGCGGCAATGAAGGCCACACGCGGAAACAAGATGAAGGCCGTAAGCCTTGCGAATCGTCGCAACCCTGGCTTGCGGGCCGCAGTCGTTCAAGAAGCCAACGCCCGCCGCGTTCGTCGATCGCGCCGCTAGTCGGCAGCGACCTAACTTCGTTTTTCAAATAGCAAATACATTTTTGAGGTAGAAGAAATGAGTCAATTCGTAGACGGCAATTACAAAACTTTCGAGGCTGATGCGGCGATCGCGTTGTATCAGCGTGTCAAGCTTGATTCAGACGGCAAGGTGACTGTTGCCGGGCTGGCAGATTTGGACATCGGCACTGCGGTAAAGCCTGCTTTCGCAGCCGGTGATTTAGTTACCGTTAAGCTGCGAACGGCTAGCGGTACTCACAAGATGATTGTGAGCGAAGCCGTTGCGGCTGGTGCGTTGCTTTACACCGAGTCAGACGGCGAAGTGCAGGACACTGCACAAGCAACCGCCTTTGCAATCGGCACTGCGTTGGAAGCGGCGACAGCCGATCAAGACGTTATCGAAGTGCTTTACAACACTCACGGCGATACTGCCGCGAGCTAACCAAGCCCCGAGCGCGTCCCGGTGGCGGTGGCCACCAAAGCCGGGGCGCTTTTATATTTTCTAGTTTTGCGTTGCTCGGGGGAATGGATTTGAGCAATGCCTACGTCGAGTAGCAGTTTAGCGACCTTGCGGCCAGACCTGGCCGAATCGTTCATGGAATTCGACTTGGAAGCCGATGCTGCTGGCATGGTGGCTCCCTTCGTTTTCCCCATTATTGAAGTTCAGAAGCAAGCGGGGGTTTTCGGCAAGATTACCTTGGAGAGTTTGCTTCAAAACCCTGAAACCAGGCGAGCACCTGGGAGTAATTACAATCGAAGCAACTTCGAGTTCGATGACGCTTCATATTCGTGTGTCGAACACGGCATGGAAGAGGTCGTTGACGATCGCGAAGCGATGATGTACGCCGAGTATTTCGACGCCGAGTTGATCAGCACAATGCGGGCCTACAGCGCCGTCTTGCGTGACGCTGAAAAGCGGGTGGCCGACGCCGTGTTCAACACCACGACCTGGACCGGTGGCAGTCTGACAACTGCGATCACTCACGAGTGGGACGACGCGGTAAACTGCGTTCCAATTACGGACGTTGAAGCAGCGGTTCAGTCTGTATATGACGGCAGCGGCCTTTGGGCAAACGCTCTGATCATCAATCGCAAGGTGTTCCGCAACCTGCGAAACTCCGAGCAGATTATCGAGCGCATTAACTCGGCTGGCGCTGGAAATCCTAGCAAGGCTTCCGACGTTACCGCCGCTATGCTTGCTCAAGTGTTCGATCTTGAGCACATCATTGTCGGTGGTACAAGTCGCAACACTGCGAACGAAGGCCAAACTGCATCGGTCGGCCAAATCTGGTCGGACGAATATGCGATGGTTTGCAAGATTGCTACCGGGCCTGACTTCCGCGAGCCTTGCATTGGCCGCACCTTCCACTGGTCGGAAGATGGATCAACGCCGGGCGGAACGATTGAAACTTACCGCGACGAGAATGTTCGTGGTAGCGTCGTCCGCGTTCGCCACGACGTTGACGAGGTGGTTTTGTATCCGCAGGCAGGTCACCTGTTGAGCAACATCACGACCTAATCATGAGCCGTTTTCAATCGTCATTCGCGAAATACGCCGCAGCTGATCTGGTTTTCCAGTTCGGGGAGCCTGGGGTGTATTTCGCGGGCGGGGTTGGAGGCGGTCGGTCAATCCAAGGGATCGTTGAGCGCGACGTTCAGACGATTACGGATGCCGGAATACCTGCACTAGCAACGTTTGTAACGGTCAAAGACTCGGCAACCACTGGAATATCAAAGACGGAAATTGACACCGGGAGCGACACCTACAGCGTGGCTCTGCGGCAAGGGGAAACGCCACAGGTGCGGCAGATTGTTTTTGTCGAGTCGGTGGAAGGTGGGTTAGTACGGTTCCAGGTTAATTGATGAGCACACCCGTTCCCGAATTGATCGCTACAACGCTAATCACGCGGCTACAGGCAATCACTATCGCCGGTGGTTATGCGTTTGATGTGGCGAGCGTGGTACGGGTTAATCGCGACGGCACTGGATGGGCACCGGCTAACCACACAATCGCGGTAATTCAGGCTAGCAACGCAAGAGACCCAGAGGGCGATCACGAAGGCAACCCGCCTGCAATCGCCCACTTGCTGACGTTTGCAATCGTCGGATTTGTTCGGCAGTCAGACAGGGCAACGGCGGCGGATCAGACGCAGGAAAACATTATCGACGCGGCGATGCGGAAAGCGATTACCACGCCGGTTGACTGGCACACCTTTGGAGGGCGTTCGTACAACGCAAACCTAGGAGATACGGAACGGTTTACGTCAGACGATGGCAAGCATACGGGCGCAACGCTGACGCTCGAAGTGATGTACCGGGTGAGCGAGACAAGCCCGTTTACGGTGCGTCACTAATGCTAAAAGTCGAGGCAAATAACCGGGCCTTAAAGCGGCTCGCCAAAGTGATTGAGGGCAGCAGTTTTCAAATCAAAAAAGAAACAGCAAAGGCAATCAACGAAACGGTGCGGAAAGCAACTCGGCTGATGTCGCAAGAAGTGACTCAAGAGCTTGCCATACCACAGAAAACAGTGAAGGAAAAGATTAAAGGCAAGGACAGGGCTAAACCTCGCAAGCTAAACGCAAAGGTAACGCTCCAACATTCCGAGCGGATTCCGTTGCGAGACTTTAAGGCGAAGCAAACAAAAAAAGGCGTTGCCTACAAGATCAGTAAGCGCAGCGGCAGGAAACGGATCGAGGGTGCGTTTATGGTTGCGAGCATGGGGAATAACGTTTTTGCACGAGCAACGAACAACCCATTTCCGCTTTACAAGCTGCAAGGGGCATCGCCTTGGGGTGCGTTTGTCAAACAAAAATCAGGGCGCAAAGTTAGGCGGGAAGTTCGCAAGGAACTGACCAAGCAAATCGACAGGCGAGTTCGCTTTATCAAACTAAAAAAAACCGGAGCAATTTAATATGCCACTGCTGAAACGCAAGCGAGTTTTCGCCGCCAAGGTCGAAGCGACCGCAGGAACTGCTGAAACACTAACGGCGTCAGAAGGCGTCTACAATGCCTACAACGTAATGATTCAACCGAACATTACAGTTGAGGAACGCGAGGCCCAAGGGGCATTTAATCGCTTGGCTGGTGTGCCGGGTGCACGCACAGGAACGGCGACGTTCCGCACAGACATCAGCTACAACGCAACGACACTCCCGACTTGGGCGTCGGTACTTTTGCCTGGCTGCGGGTTCGCTGATGACGACCCGTCGTTTTTACCGAGGACGGAAGTGCCGGGAACTAATGTTAAAACGTTAACGATCGGATGCTTTCAAGACGGCATGTTCAAGTCGATTTATGGGGCTGTCGGAACTGCACAATTAGTGTTCCCTGCGGGCCGGATGGCGTACATCGACTGGACGTTTACCGGAATTTGGGCGGCACCAACTGACACGGCACTTATCGGGCCAACGTACCCCACTGACCCGGCGTTGCGATTTGCGTCGTCAACGATCACCTACAACTCGGTAGCGGCAAAGGTCGAGCAGGTAACGGTTGACCTCGGCAATAACGTCGTGATGCGCGAAGACGCTTCGACGGTCGCAGGATTTTCAACTGGGATCATTACGGATCGCAACCCGCGAATCAGCCTGAATCCCGAATCGGTACTGGTCGCGACAAACAACATTAACGGGCTTTTTCTTGCAGGGACGCAGGCAGCCTTTTCGCTTTCAATTCCGACCGGTGGGGGAACGTTTGTAGTCGCCGCCGACGAAGCGCAAGTGATGAACCAACAGGAAGGTGACCGTAACGGAATGGTCACGGACGAGATTGAACTGGCTTGCCAAAAAGATGGCACGGTCAATGACCAGGAATTGTCAATCACATTCAACCCAGCACCTTAATTTTAACCTCGGGGAAACAATGGAATCTGACGGAATTGTGCAAGTTGAGCCGGGCGACGAAATACCAGTCGAGTACGGGCGGGGAAAGACAGTTATTGCGAAGGCTTTAAGCGGTCGCGGCAAGCGGCGGCTGGTGGCACTGTTGCAGCAGATGGACGCGGTTAAAACGCAGCCCGAAAACGTCGTTAAGGTCTTCGAGTTGGCTGAGGAAGCGTTCAAGCTGTGCGTGCCAGATGCTAGCGAGGAATTACTGGAAACACTTGACGAACGGCAGCAGATTCAGGTTGCGGGCAGGGTGCTAGCGACCACGCACTTGACCAAAGAACAGCGAAAAAAATTAGAGTCGCCGCGCTAATTCGCAGCGGCTTGTTGTGCCGTGGATGCGGCAGGCAATGCCTGGACGACGAGCAAGGCATAGAGATAGCGTGCGTGACATGTGAGGAATTTGGGTCAATCGGCACGGATGCCGTTTGCCCCACCTGCAATGGGACGGGTGTGATGACGGTTGACGGATGCCCGCAAAAGTATGTCGCTGGCATTTGCGATGCGATCAACTTGGCCGGACACGCGGGGAATGGGTTACTGCCGGTCGCAGGTGCGATCCTAGACCAATCAGCTTGGTTCCTGGCGTGCTGGCAGGCGTTAGAGTCAGACCAGCACAAAATTGACGAAGAACGGACAAACCGGAGCGGTCGTTAAGAATGTCAAAACGCGACATCGACATAGTAATCGGAGCAAAGGACGAAGCGTCGAAGATACTCGGTGACGTATCTAAATCGACGCAGGGTCTTGCTACGTCGATGAGCAAAACCGCAGGGTCGGTCGATGACTCGGCAAGCACGGTCAACCTTAGTTTTGCTTCGCTTGCTGGGATCACGGCTGGCGTTGGGATCGCTATTTCGGCAACCAAAGCACTGACCGGGGCGTTTACTGCTGCTGTCAACGCGGTGGCTGGAATGGGCGAAGCGGTGGAGGCATACGCGCAGCGGTCGCGGGAGGTCGGACTAGCGACCGAGGCCGAGATCGCGTTTGCCGAGCAAGTGCAAGACACGACGAACGCGTCAGTCGCTTCAACGCTCGCGGCACTGCGTCACGCACAGGCAATCGGGATGACGGCCGACGCGGCACAAGATGCGACGGTGATTGCCCAAGGGCTTGCTAAGGCGACCGGCACCGATCAGGTAACAGCGATCAGTGCGCTACGCGATGCGATGCTAGGAAACGCCGACGCACTGTCAAACTTGATTCCAGGCATTGAGCTAGCAAACACGCACCAGGAGCGCATGGCGTTGGTGTCGGCACATGCCGAACGGGGGCTGGCGATGCTGACCGCCGAGGCTGGTGATTCGATCGGCATCATGGAGCGGCTACAGTCGGCACAGGAAAAGCTATCTCGGCAGATTGGCCAAGTGTTAGCACCTGCGTTTGATTTTGTTCGCAGTGCGATGGGATCATTTATTTCAGCGGTCTCCGACACTGTTCAACCGGCGATTGATCAGGTTGCGGGGTCGTTCGAGTCGCTCGCGCCGGTGTTCCAAATGGCTGGTGAAATCATGCGGACGGTGGGCGCAGTAATTGGCGTGGTTATCTCGTCGATTGTGCGAATTGCGTTTGATATGGCACAGGGATTCGCGACGGCATTTGGTGTCGCTGGCGACGTGGCGAACAGCTTGGTCGATGTCGTGCGGTCGGTGGCCGAAGGTGTTATTTTCGGGATTACCGCACTCGAGGTGGCGTTTCGCAATATCCCAGCGATCATCGAGTTTGCAGTCACCGAAGCACTGCTAGCAATGACGACTTTCGCGGCTGACGTTGGGCATCTGCTAACTGTCGAGATTCCCGCGTTCGCGTCATGGTTCGCAGACAACTTCACCAGCTTAATGGCCGACGCATTTAACGCGGTGTCGATCGCGTTTGGCAACCTAGCAATAAAAATAATGTCGGTTGGCGATAATTTGCTGACCTACTTGAAATCAGGATTCCAGGACGGCGCGGTAGATC